CATTGAACTACTTGTTGGTTTTTGTGATGGCTTAGTTGGAGTTGTTCCAGGAGCTGCACCAAATAGTTCTTGGCTTAAAGGTTTAACACGTTCTTCGCCTGTCTTCTTATCAATAATAACAATGTGCGAAGGAGTAACACCATTCTGTGCAATAATTTTAAAGTCATATTTACCTGAGGCAATCTGTTCTTTAAAGTTAGCAGCTTGAGCTTTTTGAGCTTCTGTTTGTGCTCCCTTAAGTTCAATATCAGCAATCTGTTTTGCTCTGTCAAGATCCCTAGCATAAGTAACTTGACCCAATAGACCAGCTAATTCATTAGCTTTACTATTTCCTTTGTCTGTGCCTAAAGCACGTTGTTTAGTAATCTCAGACATGAGTTCATCAGGATTCTTAGCATAGTAATCAACCTGAGCAGATTTAGTTTTAAGTTTTTGTTCTGTAGCTTTTTCTCCTTCAGCCTCTACTCTACGTAGTTCCTGAGCAGCCATTAAAGCTTGTTGACCCAAACCAGCATCAGCGAATCCTGTTTGTAGATTTCTATAGAAAGACAGAGGATCATTAGGATCAGAGCCCTGCATAGCAGTATTGTATACATTCTGTATCTTGGTTAAGTTCTGTAATACAGGATTAGTAACTTCAAAGAAGCCACGATCTTGTGCTACGTTAACTACGCCTCTACCCAGCAGTGAACCAAGCTGTGCTCCTAGTTGATTCTGTGCAGGTAAAGCACCAATACGAGCTTGTTCTTGTTGAATTAACTGTTGACGATAAAGCTCAGGATCTGCACCAAGCAGTGCTTGTTGATTACCTAAGAGTGGGTTTACTGGCTGTCCCATAATTATTCCTTAAAATTGAAAATCTCTAGGAGATGCTTGATATTGTGGTTTAGGGGTAGGATTATAAGCCTGAGACCCAGCACTAATCAAACTAGATAAAAACTGATTGTTCATCTGCTGAGCCATCATGTTAGAAGACAACTGTGTCTGAGCACCTGCTGCTTGACCTCCGTAGTATTGCTGAGATCCTGTTTGTTGTCCTGGCATCTGAGCAGTACCTAATGCAAGACCCATCTGATAAGGCATCTGAGCCATTTGTTCTACTTGACCTGATACTCCTAAGGCAGCGAGTAATGGAGAGTACGCACCTGCTTGTCCTTGTACTTGTGTGCCTAATAATCCAGCACCAGTGCCAAACAACCCAGCACCAAACTGTGCTCTCTGTTGTCCTGCTTGTTGTGCATTAGCAGCTAACTGTAGATCTTGTTGACCTAAAGCATTGTAGTATGCTTGTAACTCAGGAGACGTAGGAGCACCCCCTGTACCAGTCTGAACTCCTAAGCCACCACGACCACGAGCAAACAAACCACCTCTAACATTAGATAGCTGAGCTTGTCTACTAGGAGCTAGTAAAGCTTGTTGACTAGTGATGTAATCCTGAGCAGCTTGCTCTGGAGATGTGGCTAAGTATTGTTGACCTAAGTTAAACAAGCGTTCAGAAGCACCAGTCAGTGGAGCATACTGACCTTGCATTTGTTCTGCTTGTGCTAGTGTAGGAGCAAATCTACCAAAGAGTTGATTCTGCAAAGCAGATAACTCAGGGGCTGCTGTGTATCCTGCACCTGAGATATAAGGAACACCAGTCCTCGGATCTATCTCACGAGTAAACTGAGACGTACCAAATCTGGAAGTCATTCCCACAGGACGGAATGCAGAGATATTAGCAGCAGTTATACCAGCTTGTCGCTGTTGCTCTGCAGCTTGTTCTCCTGCTCTTCGTACCCCACTAGCTCCTGTAAAAGGATCTAAGATACCACTAACTATATCACCCACGGTTTGCTCCTAATAAAAATATAGTATTTCTTGTTGTTAACTTCTATGGATTTTAATACTTCCCATCCTGTTAGCTTACCAAACTTAGCAAGCTTAGTGTTTTCTTCTTCTACTAATGCTAACAGAGGAACATTAGTTAGATACTGTAATAAGTTTAAATCTTCTAAGTACTTGTTCTTTACTTCCTGCGACCACTTATGTACATCTGTATGAAACCACAATGCTGCGTCGTGTAACTCTAAGTACATTGTGTAGTCGTCTCTAAGGACTACAGGTACTTTCATATTAGGTCTTCATAATGTACGCAAGAGCATAATATGGAGGCAAGTTCTGGTTTGTACCACTAGAGCCTTCTGTACTGTTTGTAGTTGCTACTGAAATACCTGTAACTGCTGAGTTAGTGCTAACCGTAGTTAGTGTATTACTAGAACCAATAATAGGGGTATCCGAAGCACCACCTGCATTTGAGTAGTTAGTAAAAGTATGTAAATGTCCTGGGTCTGTAACAGTTGACGTTGCTGTATGTGTATGGCTTACAACAATAGCATCTTTAGTACCGCCAGTCTGTGTATTGCTTCCAGTTACTGTGGAGTACGCTACACCAGCAGAATCAGTATGAGCACCAATAACAAACTTATTACGAAGGTCAGGAGTACTGTTAGAACCGTTACACAATACCCATCCTGTAGGAATCGTAGCGATTGTTCCAGACCACATTGAAATAAGACCACTAGGAATAGAATTTGCAAGTACAAAAGCAGTAGTAGCAATTTGTGTTGTGTTAGTAGCAGCCGATGCCGTAGGAGCAGTAGGAGTTCCTGTTAGAGCAGGGCTGTTTAAGTCAGCCTTAGAAGAAATAGCAGAAGCTATTGCAGTCAGCTCAGTATCAATCTCTGTGCCTTTAACAATCTTGCCTGAGTTACCAGTAGGTAATCCATCTTTAGCTGTAAAGTTAGTTGCTTTTGTATAGTTTGCCATATTATGTCCTTAGACTAAAGTCTTTCCTTGCTTAATTGCTACGTCTATTTTCTGAATTGAAACTGGATTTCCATTAATATCTGCTTCTAAGCCTAACTGCATTACAGTTCCCTGACCACCAGCATTAATGTTAAATCGATCTAAAACAATACCTGAGGTATACTCAGCAATATTATATTCGGATGAACCAGGAATAGTATCTACAGTAGAGTTATTATATTCGTATACTGTAGCAGCGTCTAAAGCATATGTAGTAGCTTGATAACTCTCACTATAATCAAAGCCCCACTTAATAGCTACTGATTGATTAGTACCCCCAATCAATACCCAACCAATCTTCTTTAGTAACTTAAGATTTGTAGACGCATCAAAGTCAAAGTAATTAGTATAGTAAGCAAGACGATAGCTAGAAGTATTATCAGCGTAGCCGTAGTATTTAGCAATATATCCTGGCTTACCTAAGTATAAGTCTCTAGCTTGTGTTACAAAGAATGACTTAGGTTCAATACTATCCCACACCGTAACTCTCATAGAACCATCTTGCAGTGCAGCACGAGTATCAAAACAATATACAAATTTAGTTGTAGGAAGAGTTAATAAATATATAGCATCTCTTTCATAGTAGATGCTTTTAATCTTAGTTAAGTCTGTTTCTGAAAACACAGCAGCCATTAGTTCATCACGAACATTCTTAGAGATGTCTCGCATTGGCATAGACTTCTCTTGGATTACTCGCTGTAGACTACGAACTCCTGAGTCGGATAAAAACAACACATCTGTTGCAATGTTCTGTACTGAATCTCTAGCAATACATCCTACATTATAGATAACTTCACTAAGAGTTAATGCTCCTGTGTCTAAAGGATTACCATAGATTGCTATGTTCTTACGACCAAAGAATATAATATATCCATTATGTGCTGCAGCAGCGACTACAGGATCACCGTTAGGTAGTACTTCTTGTAGGTTTAAGTACCCAGCAGAGCCATTTAAAAAGTCTGTACCAGCTAGTAAGTCGCTGAAGTAAACAGTCTGAGTGTCTCCTGAGATACCACCACACCATATTCTACCATAAGCTGAGAGCACCCAGCTAGGCATAAAGGTAGCTGTGCTGTGATTAGAAGGTAACGCAGCATCATCTCCAACTCTTTGAAATCCAAATGTACCGCTATCGTGCGAACTAAAAGGATTACCAGAAATAGGTAACTCATGATACACCAACATAGGATGTGCATCTTGTGCTAAATATACATGAGCTTGAAAGTCTGTAACATCTCCATAAGACATGGCAGCACCCTGCCAGTTATTAGCTGTAATAGTATAAGTAGCGTTACCGCTGTTAGTAGTGTTACGCACTGTCTTAGTAGTCATCGTAGTAGTTCCTACAAATAACTGATTATTACCAGCACTTAACACTTGATTACTACCACCATCAACTAATTCAAATATAAACTCTACTGCATTACCAGCACCTAAGTCAGTATTAACTGCAGAGTTTACTGTAGTCCATCCACGACGAGCACCGATACGACCATACTTATCGATCACACAGTTCTGAGCTTTTAGTGCATACCCAGAAGACAAAGTAATACTAGACTCTTGTAGATTGAGTCCATAGAATCCAGGAGCTGCTATAGACGATGTCTGTAGTTGACTAGCCATTAGTTCCAAACCCACTGTTGTTC